GAATCCGCATCAATCAGAAGTTGTTCCCGCATCCACAGCCGTTGCTCTGGCATGTAAAGATAGGTGTACGGCCATATACAGGAGTTGTAGGGACAGGGCAGCTGTTCAAACGGTTGTACAGAGCATCGACCTCGTTGTTAAGTCCCTGCTGGAACAGCGCAGTCTGAGCATTGTTGTTCGCCAGAAGCTGAGCAGTCTGCTCGACCTGAGACGCCTGACCACGGCTGTACATAAGTTCCTGTCTGAGGTTGGCGATGGTTTCATCCTTCTGCGCATTGCGATAATCGCAAAGCTGATCTTTGATGGACTGGATACCCCCGTTGATCGCGTTAACAATCTGATTTGTATTTCCCATGTTCTGCATGGTGACGTTCTGAAGTGCATCACCAACAGCGGTCTGCACACCATTGAAACCCTGCATCATTGCGGTCTGACCGGCAAAGTCGGTCTGCATATCCGCAATCTGGTTTGCATACATTTGTGCTGTGATTGCGTTCTGTGCTCCGGTGACTGCGCCTACAATGCCGTTTCCGGTCTGGCAGATATTCTGATTGATTCCTGCAATACCAAGAGCAGTATCACCAAAACCGCTTGTAACGCTGTTCTGGATTCCCTGAAGCTGTGTGGAAATCATCTGGTCACGGAAACCGCCGTTGATCTGGTTCGACTGGTTCATCCAAGGGTAAAGACCGCCATCAAATCCTCCGCCGAATCCACCGCCCCATCCGTTGTTGCCGCAGAGCAGGAAGAAGAGGAGAAGAAACCAAAATCCGTTTCCATCTCCGAAGCCGAATCCACCATTCCCGTTTCCCATCGGCTGAACAGGTAAAACCATGTTGGAGACACCGCTGTTATCATCGGTTAAAGCCATAATAAAAATCCTCCGTAAAAAACTGTTAACGGTCGAGCGACACCCACTATTGAGTGCCGGTATATTTCAATCCAGTGTGCACCCTGGACAGAAATCATGTATAATATATTTGAGCCTGTGAAAGTGCGAATGCACCGTAGCAGGCGTTTTTATTTGATTCCGAACATTTTCTGGAACTGCTGTGCCATCTGAACAGCCTGATTGTACTGATTCTGGTTAATCCTTCCGCTGTTCATCATCTGTTGAATCATCTGCTGTGGATCACCCTGGAATCCCTGTCTGAATTGCTGAAACCGTTGAAGCAGGCTGTTGTTCTGCTGTGACTGCATCTGCTGATAAAGTGGATTCATGTCCTAACCTCTCAATCTGCTGTTTGAGCGCGTCTATTTGCCCTTGTAAGGCGTTTAAATCCTGCCGTGTGGGAATATCCGTATTTGTGCCGGAAAGCGCATTCTGCGCCGTTTTCGGGGCTTCTGACCGTATTGTGTAGTCAAGTATCCTCATAGACGGTCTGCCCTGTGCGTCCGCAGTTTTCAGGTATATGCATTGTTGTTCGGAATCGAACAATACTACCTGCCCATTCGGGGCAACGGGATATGCACGGGCCGCTTCTATCCCTTGCATCCAGATAATGGGATTATTCTGTTGCTGATATTGTGGATAACTTTGTGGATAAGTCTGTGGATAAGTAGCAGGAAAACCAGTGTATGCCATGTTATGTCCTCCTGAAATAGATAATCGGTATCATGTCGCCGGAGTCAAAAGAGTCGTACCAGTTGCCATCTATGACGGTTACAACATGGTCTCCGGTTCCGACAATGAAAACACCTTTTGGATGATCGTGTGCAAAGTCTCTGATTCTGTAACAATTCGGGCATGTGTCGGGCAGACTTGTCCTCTTGAATCCGAGAGTGGAAAGAAGGTCTGACCACACGTAGTTCTTCTCTATGAGGTCTCCGAGCTTTAATCCGTGTGCAGAAAGCATCGTATAGGCTGACCGCCAGTCAATGTTCAAGGCCAATGCTACCGCCCTAATAACGCAATCATCCGTGCGCTTTTTGAAGGGATTTAAATTGAGTTCGATAAACATGTATAAATTTTGGCATTAAAAAAGCACTCCTGAAATAAATCAGAAGTGCTCATATAGTGCAGATTTCAGACGTGTGCAATTATTATATGCTCTGATCTGTATACGATTGTTTTTACCTGTCTCACGGACAAATCAAACTCTTCGGCTATTCGCTCATAAGTGATACCGTCAACATACCTTCTTTTCAGTATTTTCCGGTTCCGCTCTGAATGGATGTATTCATCAATAATGCCGGAAATCTGGCTGTTGCTGTATTCTTTCACTTTTTCCGTACAACTCCATCACCACCGCAACGAGGGCATTTTTTCATGCCTTTACCGATCTTGCGTTTTCTGGTCTTCGTCTTGACCGTCTGTCTCACATGTGCCATTTATATGTACTCCGTCATTGATTGAGGCATTTCCGCCGTTCCCTGTGTCAACGTCCTGTGTAACAACTGTTTCCGCAGTCTCCCATTGTTTTTCATAGTGAATCCATGCAATATTTGTACCAACAAGCAGGACAACAAGCAGGATACAAAGAATCCATAGTCTTTTTATGGTTCTTTCTGCTCTTGCCATGTCACCTTCATGACAAAAATACGGAATCATTTTCTGATCCATAGAAATCTCCTATATATCCCCCGACACCGTTTTATAGGTGCCAGGGGGTTGCACCGGGATTCCCGTTGGTGCTCACTTAAATAATGCGCCGAACTTCTTTTCGTAGGCTTTCAGTTCCTTCATGTACTCGGAAATATGCAGTTTATTCAGTCTCTCCGCTTCCGCCTGCGCTCCCTTGTAGTGTGAGCCGAGTGCTTTCCTGCGGGCATCGCTTGAGCCGTACTTGTCCGCCCAGATTTCAAGGCCGAGATCAGTATCGGTCTTTTCAGGTGCTGTTACTTCCACATTCTTTACCTCCGTTGCTGTGTAGCCATCATCTTTAGTTGGCTTGCTGATCGTGCCGTCTTCCTCGATGATAAAAGCGATTTCCTCATTGATGCATTGCAGGATACCGTTCCACGGGTAATCATAATACATGCGCAGGTGGCTTTCGCCCCTGCCGTATGTCTCATCATACTCGCCGCTTTGCTTCTGGTCTCCGGTCTTTCCGCCGAGCGCTGTACCCTTCTCGTTGATACTAAACTCCATGAGTACATCCGGATCAGCCGACAAGCACATAGCTGTGTGGTTTGCCTCATTGAGATAGGTATCGCCCATCTGAGCGACAAACCGCATTGATCGCCATGCAAAGTTTCCAGTGCTGACCATACACTTGCGCATGTTGCCGGTATAGGTTGCGCCGCCACACGAGATTCCTGCCGCCTCGTAAGCGGAAATCACAGCAGATGAGCAGTCACGGTCTCCCGACTTGATAGTGTACTTGACGCCGTAAATATCAATCTCTTCTGTGCCGGTTCCTTGCCTGCCAGACATATCCTGCGTGTAGCCGTGGGCGTTGTGGGTGCAAAGGTGGCGCATGATCAGGGCGGCGACTTCCTTCTTTGTGACCACTCTTCTGTGTGGCTTGATTTCAATCGGCTGTGCTCCGGCAAAGTCCGCATACCACTCCGACATGTCCACATTTCCACGGATGCCGGACAGGATCGCTTTTGATGTAAACTGCCATCCGTCCATATCGATTGACGGCTTGTATGCCTTGTCGGGCTTGCCGGTGTTGTTGCCGTATGCCGCAATCCAACGCCTGCCGGATTTTACGTGTTTCTCGAATCCCCACTGCCACGAATACACGCCTGCCTTGTCGCCAAACGCTTCTTTCCACATGTACGCCGCCTGTCCCCAGAGGGCTGTGTTACTGCGCTCCTCAAGGTCAAGCCAGTAAGAGACGGGGCTGAAGCCATCACACATCCTCTTTGTGTGTGCAATCTCTGAGCGCACCTGACTTGCATTTTTGGCATAGCTGTAAATGTAGACGGCAAAAGGGATGCCGAGCCGCCTGCACTCGCTCATGTTGTAGGCGGCATAGATGTCGTCCTGCTCTTTGAGGTCGTCTCCGTAACCGATCCGGATGATAGCCCCTGGAATCTTTCCGGCCAACTTTTCCCAGTTGATTTTGCCTTGATGCTGTGATACGTCAGGAATCCATACCTTCATCTGCAATCTCCTCATGTGTAAAGAAATTAAGTTCTTTTACTGCTGCCTGAATAAGAGAATCAATCTCGCCATCCGTCAGCGCAACGCCGAGACGGTTTGCAGTCATAGAAATCAGTCTGTGTGCGTATTTCCTGCGCTCCTCTCCGGTCGGGTCTGTCTTTTTCATAAGCTGTTCGGCGGCATATACGGCCGTCTCAGCGGTCTGCCTGATCTGTGCGAACTTCTCGTTTTCCGCTTTTACATCAAGCCAGTGCTTGAAAGCAGGGATGCAGATTCCGGTCATGACAGCGATAGCAAGTCGGATAATAAGAGTGATGATTTCGACTTTCATGTGGTATACCTCCATCAAATAAACTTGTTGGCGTTTTTCACTTCTTGATATGTCTCCCGAATATGGGCGATAGCTGATGTGGCCTTGTCGTTCTCGTACTCATCGTGTTCCCGGCAGTAATGACGATAGAATTTGATATCCGCAAGCACCTGATTGTATGACTCTTCGGAGTGATCAACCTTCCTGCGCAGTTCATCGTCAAAAGCGAGAATGTTGCGCCGTGCTTCATCTGCGTTTTCCTTGTCCATCCTGCCTTCGATGCCGGTGATCTTGTCAGCTAAATCTTTGATTGCCTTGAGTATCTCGCTGTTTTTATCCTTCTTTGCATCACTGCGCCTGATGAGAAATTCGATAAACCCGACAAGCCCTCCGGAAATAAGTGCGACTGCCACCGTCTGTAAAACATCCATATCTATCACCCTTTCGATGTTTGGACGGATATCACGCCGCCCTGAATCCGGAAATATATATC